TATTATGGCCGGCACACTTCCTACGCCATTTTCTATGGTTGGGCTGGATGGGGGAGCCGAAAGGCTCGCCGTTCACTTTGTCCGGTAGTACTAACCCCATTCAGTCTGCCACCCGATCTCAATTCCAAATCTGGCGCCTAGATTTTTGTTTCTCTTGTTTGGATGAGGGAATGCTGATGTACGAGTACGTTTTAGATATTACAAATAAAAATAACCGGATTTTTATAATGAAAAACCCCGAGAAAATGGGCTTTTGCAAACAGATTTCATAGGCCAGTTGGCCAACACTAGGGAACTACAATAATAACTATATTTGTTTTTTTATTTTTCTGATTTCCAGACACGAGTTGGAAATCAAGTAAACACCCAAAGGGAATATGTAGCAACAACGGAGCATATTCCCTTTTTTATAAACAATAAGAATTGTTCTGATATTTCTAGTTCTTTTCGCTCGAAAACAAGGGGAATTTATCATGATTCAAGCTAACAAATACAGAAAACCTTTCGGCGGTTACAAGCAGGTATGTCCGTTTTTCACAACGACGAAATCTTGAAAATCGTGAAATTGAAAAGCGAAGAATTCACCGAAAAAGGGCTGATTTACCACTTTGATGTTGAAGGTGGAAATGGAAGTTTGATAGGCGAAAGCAGGAGCAAAAATATACGCAACAAAAAATTGCTAAATTATCGCTGAAAAATTCAATCATCCAACCTTAAAAATACGATTATTTTTAATCGTAACTTATTGATTTTGATCAGTTTATTTTTTATTTAAGTTATTGAATTTGATCAACTATTTGACAAATTTAATTTTAGACTTACAATTGTAAAATCTATTTTTAGCTGTCTTTTGCACAGCATTTGCTCTTTATACAATTTGGGGTTTTCCTCTCTGCGAGTCGCAGAGGACAGAATGCCGTTTTTGTGTGTTCTGTTTTGGTGTTTTTTATTCAATAACACGGTTATCCACATTCATTCGATTTGTGGAAATCGTATTTAACTCTTCGTTTTTACGGGGGTTGTTATCATCTGAAATTCAGAAACATCAAAATATAGCGCTCAGGAGGGAAAATGCCCCAAGAAATTATTTTTAAAGAAAGTAAGAGTAATGCAAAAATCAGGCGAGAAATCAGGAAAATTGAATTTCTTGCCAAGAAAGACGCTGAACGTGAATTTAATCAAGAACTCAAAAAAGCGTTTTGGCGACACGAAAATCCACGCCAGCAATTACAGAATTTTCAACGACAGATTGTGGTTTATGCCAATCTGTTTATGAATTACCGCAAAAAACAACAAAAACAAAAAATCATCGAACAAAGAGCGCGCATTGACGCCTATTTTTATAATTAAAAATTATTTTTCTTCAAATCTACTTTAACCCCCCCAGGGAAATCACACGTTTTTTCATATGATGATTTTCTCATTTTTATATGAAATCGTTCTCAAAAATTCAATAACGGGAGTGATTGAGTGAAAAGTGCCGCTACATTACGATTGATAGGTAATCCACATGCGTATTATCCAAATTTAGCCAAACCGCTTGGTGGATTAACCGCAGCAATTCTTTTTTCCCAAATATTTTACTGGCAGGACAAAGCTAATTCTGAATTAGGAGTTTACAAAACTCGAGATGATCTTGAAGAAGAAACCGGATTGACACATGACGAACAACGAACAGCAATAAAAAAATTAGTCGCAATTGGAGTTTTACTCGTTACAGAAAAACGGCTTGAACATAAAACATATTACAAAATTGATGAAGGTAAGCTTAATGAAATTCTGGATAATTTCGCCAACTCAAAAAAGGGAGTTTCGCGAGATGGAGAAAATGGAGCTCCCGAAGTAGACATTGTCGAGTTCGGGGAATCGACATTATCGAGTTCGTTTGATCAAGAGATTACTACAAAGATTACAGAAATATATAAACCATCCCTAACCCTTCCTTCTCAAAATTTTGACTTGAAGCTAATTTTGGCGGATTCGCTGCGTGGTGAATTTCAGGAGTTTGTCGACAAGTCTGCCGATGAGCTACATCGAGCCGTTGAGCAAAAAATTATCGGACTTGGTTTCGAGTGCAACAGGGAGTTTCGAGTACAGGAACGGGGTGATTGTCGTTCTGGCAGAGTTGATTTGCTGGTGAGTGACAAGCACGGCAACCAATGTGGCATTGAAATCGACGCAAGCTCTCCCAGAGAAAAATCTTTCGCTAAACTAGCCTGTCTGAAATCAGGGATAATCTTACTGCGGAAATCTTCCACAGCAGAAGACTATCTGCAAGATGGTGTTTTGGTAGTTGCGGGAGGTATTTCGCTACCCAAAACTAAGATCATCACGAAAAAATCTGAACTGAATTTGTCCCTGTTTGAGCAGAAACCCAGTGAATCAGTTTGGGATGATTATCTTCAACACCGCAAAAACAAAAAAGCGCCACTGACACAAACCGCCCTGAACCGACTGGCGACAGCAGTCAACGAAGCCAATGAACTAGGATATTCCACCGATAACGTGCTGGCTGAATGCATGCTTAGAAACTGGCAAGGCTTTGAGGTTTCGTGGATTGAGCAAAAAAAATATCAGCGAAATAGTCTCATCAACGAGATCACAACACGCCCAAGTAATCCCGAAGGTTTTGTGGTGATTAACGGTTAATCTGTTTTTTGCGAAAAAACTATGAATATTATTCAACGATTGCAAAAAATCATGCCGCCCAATATCAAGCCAATTGCCTGTAGCTGGGAAGAACATTTGGCAAGAATGCAAAAAATATCCGAAGAAGCCAGTTTGCAAGACGCTATTTTTCGCAAGCAACGCCGGATAGAAAACTTGTTTGGGCGCTCGGGTATCGCCCCGTTGCATGCACATTGCCGATTTGAAAATTATCGCGTTTTCAACGCCGGTCAGAAAAATGCGTTGAACCAATCCGTCGCCTTTGCAAAGAATTTTGGAGTGGGATTTGGCGGATTTGTTTTTAGCGGTGGATGCGGAACAGGCAAAAATCATCTTGCAGCAGCGATAGGGCATTATCTCATGAGCAAAGGGCGATCCGTATTGTGTATTACCATTGCGGATTTGATGATGCGTTTTCGAGCAACCTACGAAAAAAATACGACATTGACAGAACAACAATTGCTAGATGAACTTTGCAAAGTTGATTTGTTGATCTTGGACGAAATCGGTATTCAGTATCAGCATAGCGAGAATACGAAGATTATTGTAAATCAGATGGTTGATAAGCGGACTTCACACAAAAAACCGCTTGGCATGCTCACGAACTTGAACAGTGAACAAATTCGGCAATTTTTGGGCGATAGAGTCATCGATAGAATGATGATGAGCAATGGGCTTTGGTTAAATTTCAATTGGTCAAGCTACCGCCGTAAAATTCAATAACGAAAAAAAGTTTTAAATCACTGAGTTTCACTACTCAAATCCAATCAATTCAAAGCAATGGAACCCTCAACAACGAGGGTATATGCGCATGTCTGAAAAATACTCAACACCTGCCGCCTATCTGTGGGGCATCATGACCACCCTCGGGGGAGTCATGACAACGATTTTTGATTTTTTTACCCTTGAGCAGTGGGTAGCTGTGATGGGTATTGTCTGCACGATAGGGACATTTTTTATCAACGTGTACTACCGCAAAAAGGAGTACAGACTCAAGGAACGTCAGTATGAAGATACCGAAAAAAATATTGATGGCAACGGGCGGTAGTGCGTTGTTTTTAGCCTCAACGATGATAACGCATTTTGAAGGATTAAAATTTAAACCTTACTTCGATGGAGGTGGTGTACTCTCTGTTTGTTATGGTCATACAGGCAAGGATATTGTGCGTAACCGGATGTACACGCAAGAAGACTGCGATAAGTGGCTTAATGACGATTTAAAAGCCGTTAAACGTTATGTTGACCCGTTGATTAAGGTCAATATCAACACGCTAACACAGGCAGCCCTTTACTCATTTGCTTATAACGTGGGCGTGGGTAATTTTGCCAAATCGACCTTGCTCAAAAAGCTCAACAACAATGACCGAAAAGGGGCATGTGATGAGATGAAGCGGTGGGTTTATGTGAAAGGCGAAGTCTGGAAAGGGCTAATTACCCGTCGGGAAATTGAGAGCGTAATATGTTATGGCGACCTTACTCATTTATCGGAGTGATTATTGCAGGGTTAATTCTCTCACTTATTTTTATCAACTCCCGTTATCAAACCATCAGGCAAAACTACCAAACATTAAAACAGCAATATCGCGCACAAATTGAAGCCGTGAAATTACAGCAGCAAAAGATTGATTCTTTGCACCAACTCGATATTCAACACACGGAGAAATTAAATAATGCCAAAGCTGAAATTGCTAAGCTCAATGATGCTGTTCGTGCTGGCACTAAGCAGTTGCACGTCAATGCCGTGTGTCCAATACCCAAAACCGCTACCACCCAGAGCCGACATAATGAAGCCACCCCACAACTTAGTAAGGCAGCTCGAGAAGATTATTTCCGTCTCAGAGCGATGATAGCTGAGAACGAAAAGCAGACGGAATATCTACAGCAGTACATCAAAACACAGTGTCACTGAATCGGTCATTGGCACGTTCAAATCTTAACAATCTCAGCGCCACGCACGCGCATCAATAAAACACAGAACCTTATAGAAAGTCGAGCCTGAAGAACGCCGTTTAAAATGGTGCTTTTCTGTGGGCGGCTGTTCTGTGCGCGCAGGTTCGATTTTCTATAAGGAAAAGTACGATGAAATTAGTAACAACTAAAAATGACAATTTTTTAGTAACAGAAATGCCAACAATGACCAGTCTGGAAATGGTGGACTATATTAATGCGGAGCGGAAATCAAAAGCGGAAGCAGAGAGATTAACGTTTCCTTGCAAAAAATATCGCAAGTTACAGCACAATAATTTTATGGCAAAAGTACCCAAAGTTCTTGGAGAAACATCTGCTAAATTTTTAGCTGATGATATTTTCACCACTGGAAACGGTGCCCAGTCTATTCGAAAAATTTACCGATTTCCAAAACGTGAAGCCTGTCTAATGGCAATGAGTTACAGCTATGAGTTACAGGCTAAAATCTATGACTACATGACGGAGTTGGAAGAAAATAAAGGATTAGCTTTTACTATTGAGCAATTACAAAATATTGTTGCTACAGCCAGAAAAGAGTCTGATAAAGACTCTTCGGATGCTGGTCGTCGATTACGTAAGCGTCAAGATGATTTACCCATTCTTAAAAAAGCTGAAAAAACAGTAATGGAGTTATCTCAAATCCCCCTTGATTTAATTGGTGGAAGCATGAGGTTAGAAGGATGACTCCTGAGCAATTCATCGAAGCCAATGTTAAGGCCGAGTTAATCAAGCTGGGCTTTTCTACCTCTGTCGCCAGCTTAGCCACCCGTGAAGCCATCCGCTATTATCGCAAACAGCCAGCTAGTAGAAGAGGCAAGATGATAGAAGATTGTCTTAATCAAGCAAAAATTGTGGCCAGGTTAACAACAAAGCGATAATCGCAAATGAGTTCAATTAAACAAGTCAAAACTCGCCATGATAGCGAGGGTTTTCGTGTGCATTACGAAAATCCAGCAGGACGATTTCATAAAAGCTTTAAAACGCGGGAAGCTGCTTGCCATTTTCTTTTTCTGAGCGAATCTGAGCGATTTTTGGCGATGATGGCAAAAGAAAAAGAGCAATGCCGAGATTGGCATCTTCGCAAGTTGATTCAGTTTTATGTGGGGAAAAAGGTCTTTCAGTGTGAAACGGGGCATTTACGGCAAAGTTCGCTCGATACGATTAAACATGCCTTGTTTTCGATTGACGAAACGTTGCAAGCAAAAATGGCGTTGAATATTCGCCCGAGTGAATTTAACGGTTTACCGGAAAATACGCTTAAACATCTGCATTCTGCCTATTTGCTGCTGAAAGCAATGCGAAATGTTGGTGTCAGTCCAATTCCAAAATTGAAAAGAAAAGGGGAAAAGCCTATTTTCATTCCGGCGTTTGAGAATGTGGATAGGATGATTGAAGAAGCGCCCGTCAGAGAAAAGATTGCCTTCATCTTGGCATCGGTGATTGGGCTTCGGATAAGCGAAATATTGGCATTGGATTATAGCGATATTCAAGGGGAATATTTGAATATCTCAAAACATGTAACACGAAACGGTGTTATTGAAGGCTTAAAAGCTGACGTTCAGCGATTGTTACCGATGCCAAAAGGGTTATTGTCGCTATTGGATAAAAACAAGTTTGGGTTACATGAACCATTAATTGTCAGTCAATCAGTGAAAAGACTGTCGTTAAATTACAGTACGACAGGAATTGTTAAGGAATTACTGGAAAAATTCAGGATTGGGAAATTTCATAACTTACGGCATTTTGCAGCGGTACGTCTTATCAAAAAACGGAATGATATTCATGTTATTTCTAAAATGCTGGGTCATAAAAACATTGAGACCACCTCAAATATTTACGGTCGATTTTCAGGGTCAATTTTTGAGTTAAATTTTTAACATTTGCGTTCATTTTTTAATCATTAAGGTAAATGGGGTTAAAACCTTAATTGCTTTACATCAAAGGGATTCAGGTAAAAAATTACAGAATAGCCAAAAACGCATAATTCCGCAGTCATACTTCCGCATTTTGAAAAATTGGAAAACCTAATAATAACAACGCATGAAGAGGGATTTTTTTCGCATACTTCCGCAAAATAAGTCCGCACCCAAAATGGCTAATTTTACGAATGTTGCACAAAGGTTAAAAAGAGGTTGTCATGTCAGGGAAAGCTAAATATAAAAAAGCGTATATTGATGACGTGATCAACCTGTCTTTGGTGAAAGGCAAAGTATCAAATCATTTCATTGCAAAATGGCTGCATGTGGATGAAAAAACGATTAGAAATTGGCGAAAGGATTATTACGAATTTGATCATGCTTTTCATCATGCGGCCGACATTTTGAAAAAAGAGCTAGCAGAAACAGCAAGGCAAAACACCAAAATCCGAAAACGCAAAATTATTAAAACCACGGCAGACGGCGAAACGACAACGATAGAAGAAGTATTGCCTAGTCACAATGATATTGCCGTTTACAAAAAGATGGGGATCAATGAAGTCTTCTTTAACGATGAAAAGCATCAACAAAAAGAATACTTAAGATCGATACTCGAGCGAAAAAAATCAGCCGAAATCACTTCACTAGAGGCCGCGCAATTTTTAGAGATAGAAGGCATTCCTATACCAACTACCTTATTACTGGAAATTAAGCAATTGCAAGGTAGCCCTATACCAGAAGATATACTACCGCAAAATGCAATTACTCGAGAAATGACTTTAGAAGAGGCCGCAGAAGCGTACCAAAAACTGATGGGGTAAAGGGTTAAAATCGCTTACTTATTTATGTTATAAATGATATTAAATTTAAATATTTATTTAATATCAATTGATTATATGAGTTTAACCCCATTTTTTGTATTTTTATGTACACGTTTATGTGCAAAATATTTTTTTGAGTCGCTTTTTTCCGGACAAATTCCTATGCCGTTACCTTTTCCTTTTGACTTTAAAAAACCAGATTATTTTAAGGTATTTGAGTGGCGCGATGAGCGTCTACAACGGTTACGCCAGCAGCCGGAAAGTTTTAAACGATTAACCCGATTTTATAAGGATAATCCCGCGCAGTTTATTATTGACTGGGGCATGACGACAGACCCACGAAATGTCGATTACGGGTTACCGGTGACTATTCCTTTTTTGCTGTTCCCGAAACAGGAAGCATGGATTGACTGGATAATGACACGCTGGAAAGGACGTGAAAACGGTATTACCGAAAAAAGCCGCGAAATGGGCTTAAGCTGGACGTCAATTGCACTCGCATGCGCTTTATGTCTCTTTAATAAAGAGATGGTAATTGGCTTTGGCTCCCGCAAAGAAGAGTATGTTGACAGCACCGGTGACCCGAAAGCGTTGTTCTGGAAAGCCCGTAAGTTTATTGAAACTTTACCGCAAGAGTTTCGGGGAGGCTGGGTAGCGAAAAAACACGCGCCTTATATGCGGGTCAATTTTCCAAACACCGGCGCCATTATCAAGGGTGAAGCGGGGGACAATATTGGACGGGGTGACCGGACGACACTCTATTTCGTCGACGAAGCCGCCTTTTTGCCTCGTCCGCTATTGATTGATGCTGCCCTATCGCAAACTACCCGCTGCCGCATTGACTTAAGTTCGGTTAATGGGATGGACAATCCTTTTGCCCAAAAACGCCACAGTGGACGTATTCCGGTGTTTACCTTTCACTGGCGCAATGACCCCCGTAAAGATGAACAATGGTACGAAAAAGAGTGCCTGAAAATCGATAATCCGGTCATTGTGGCGCAGGAACTGGATTTGAACTATCAGGCGTCTGTTGAAGGTATCTTAATTCCCGCCGAATGGGTACAGGCGGCCATTGATGCCCATATCAAACTGGGGTTTTTGACAACGGGGGCTAAACGACTCGGTTTTGACGTTGCAGATGAGGGCGATGACAGCAACGCCCTCACGTTTGTACACGGATCGGTTGTCACGGATTGCCAGCAGTGGAGTAAAGGCGACGTGATCAGCTCAGCAAACCGAGTCAAAAACTATGCTGAGGAAGTCCATGCCGATGAAATCATCTATGACTCCATCGGGGTAGGGGCAGGGGTGAAAGCGCATCTACGACGGACATGTCATATCACCGCAACCGGATTCAACGCGGGTGGGGCTGTCTTTAAACCTGACGCAAAATATGTGGCGGGAAAAACCAATAAAGATATGTTCGCGAATATTAAGGCGCAAGCCTGGTGGGGCGTCCGAGACCGTTTTTTTAATACCTGGCGGTGTATCATGCATTTGGAAAAATATCCGGATGACAAACGTTTCATCAATCAATTTACCGATGGCCTGTTAATCAGTCTCAGTTCAGGCATAAAAGAACTTGACGTACTGAAAGCTGAATTATCCCGTCCTCGGGTGGATTACGACAACAATGGACGGGTGAAAGTCGAGAGCAAAAAAGACATGAAAAAACGGGGCATCGCTTCACCCAACATGGCCGATTCATTAATTATGGCTTTTTCCCCCGTTCCTAAACCGTTTCACATTCCCGACGAGGCATTTTTCTAATGAACAAAAGAAACAGGAAAAAGGACGTTAAGCCTGAAAGGAAAAAGCTATTTTCCATCTCTGATATCGATATGTATCCGGTCAGTGAGCAGCCAGTCTACGAATTCAAACCCTATGCCCCTCCCGCAGGCGTGATACCCGAAGCAAAGAGAGCGGACGCGCTGGCGAATGATGCCACCCCGTATGAAACCCTGAATGCATTCGGGAGTGATTGTTTGTATGGTGGGTTTCAGGGATACCCGATGTTGGCCATGAAAGCGCAGCAATCCGAGTACGCCAATGTTGCCGCGATTTTTGCTGACGAGGTTACGCGCAATTGGTTAACCGTAAAATCCTCATCCGATGATGAGGACCTCGTTAATGAGGTGGAAGGGGTAATCGTGAAATATCGCCTTCAGGATATGATCCATCAGGCCGTTTTGCATGATTGTCTGTTCGGCATAGCGCATATCTATATTGACATGGGCGCCGATGAGAATGAAATGCGCAATCCGCTCTTTAAAGACAGAGCAAAAGTGGGCGATAAATTTCGCGGTTTTCGTATTATTGAGCCTATTTGGATGTATCCGGCGATGTATAACACGCTCAGACCGTGGGAGCCGGATTTTTATCAGCCTTCATCGTGGTTTGTTATGGGGCAGACCATCCACGCCTCCCGATTTATTGACCTAGTGACGCGTCCGGTATCACAGATACTGAAACCTGCCTATAACTTTGGGGGCTTATCACTGATCCAGCTAATGGAGCCTTATGTCAAGGCGTGGGAAACTATCCGCGATGAGATACCCAAAATTGTCAAGGCTTTTACGCTGGCGGGTCTAAAAACTGATATGGAAAAACGGATGGAAAATCCAGGCGAATTCAAACGCCGCATCGATATCATGACCAACTACCGAAACAATCGCGGGTACTGGCGCTAGATACGGAGGAAGAGTTTTTTCAGATCAATACACCGATGACGGATCTTGAGAAAATCGCCTCAAACTATCAGGAACAACTGTGTATTCCCTCACGGATGCCGGTGATTAAGCTGCTTGGCAATGCGCCCGCGGGACTGAATGCAAACGGGCAGGGTGAAATCGATGTCTGGCACGAAACCATCTCCGGTATTCAGGAACGCAATATTCGCCCCATGATACAGCAAATGCTGGATTACCTGTTTATAGCGGAATTTGGGCAGCTATTACCCGAAATTACGTTCACCTTTAACCCACTCGATGAGCTAACCGAGAAGGAAATGTCGGAGATAAATCTCAATAACGCTTCAATGCTGGCTAATTTAGCAACGAGTTCATGTATTTCGACGATGGATGTCGCTCAATGGCTTATCAATAATCCGAAGAGTGGTTTTGCTTTCATGAACGGGCAGGAAAACGAAGATGAAACAGACGAAAAAGAAGGAGAAAACACTTAAACCTTCACTCCCCAATGCAGGGATACAGCTTTGGTATCAGCGTGAATTACGTCGCCAGATTACCAGGATGCATAAAAACGTCACCGCCAAAATTTTAACTTCCTTTTCAAAAATTCTCTTGCTTACGACGCCAGCCCGCCTCAATGATAAGGAATACGCTCCGCGCGCTTTCTGCCCGCTGGGTAAAGAAATTCACTGCCTTATCCGACGATCTGGCAAAAACCTTCGTTAACCGAGCAGCCGGTAATGTGGATGTGCCCCTTAAAAAGCAGCTGGTCGATAAGGGGTTTGCGATTGATTTCAAAATGACGCGCGACATGCACAATGCGGTGACAGCGATTGTGGCGGAGAACGTGTCATTAATTAAATCCATCCCCCAACGCTATTTCACTAACGTTGAATCCGTGGTTCTCCAGTCTGTTTCGCGGGGAGGTGATTTAGCTCAGCTTAAAAAAACATTGGGACAACAGTTTGGCGTAACTGCCAGAAGGGCGGAATTGATTGCCCGTGACCAGAACCGAAAAGCGAATTCTGCCTTGGCGGCAGTGAGACAGCATGCGCTGGGGATAACTGAGGGGATTTGGCGACATACCGGCGCAGGGCAACACCCAAGGCCTGATCATGTAAAAGCCACGGGCAAGAAATTTTCGCTCCGTAAAGGCTGCCTGATTAGCGGTGAATACATCCTGCCAGGTGAAAAAATCAATTGTGGGTGTATTTGGGAACCGGTTTTACCCACTTTCGAGGATTGACAACGTGCAAGTGACAAAAGACGGTCTCGCGATGGATGCCAAATCTGCGCGGGAAGTGGACAAATTTGGCAAAATGTATGTCCGTGATAACCGGATAAGCAAAGCGAACATTAGCGGTTATTACGGCGTTGAAATACCTGGCTATGAAAAGTTGGGTCTGGAATCCAGAAAAATATATCAGCTTTATCGCCCCCCGCAAGAGCTGGAAAAAGCCATGCCGACGTTTAACGGTATCCCCGTTCTGATGGGGCATCCTGCCGAGAACAATACGAAACCCATCACCGATCTCGCGGTGGGTGCCGTGATGAATGATATCCGTTTTGAATTTCCCTATCTCATCGCTTCGATTTCTATTTGGGATGAAGCAGCAAAAGCGGGTATTGAAACCGATATCCAGCGCGAATTATCGCCCTCCTACAGCTACGTACCGGATATGACGCAGGGCAGCGTTGATGGAGAGGCCTATGATGGCGTGATGCGCAATATTCACGCCTACCACCTGGCGATTGTTCCTGATGGCAGGACGGGGCCAGATGTTCTAGTCAACGACGCAAAACCAGAGGATTTAAAAAAAATGGCAGACGAAAAGAAAACCGATGATGAAATGATCGCAGGACTGAAAGAGCGCCTGCCAAATGCCAGTGACGAAGATATTCATACGGTGGCAGAGTATATCAATGGACTGACCTCAAAAGCGAATGACGAGGAGACAAAAGAAGATCCGTCGGATGATAAACAGGATAACGAAAGCGAGGAGGATAAAGAAAAAAGGACGAATGACGATAATGATGAGGATAAAAAAACCGCTAACGATGCGGCTATCCTGATCCAACAGGCAGAGAACAAAATTCGGCGTGAATTTGCAGCGCTTCGTGCGGCAGAACGTTTGTGTTCACCGCTGATTGGTGAAGTGGCCTGTGACTCTGCCGAACAAGTCTACCGATTAACCCTCAGTCAAAATGGTATCGACACAAAAGGGGTTCATCCCTCAGCGCTCCCGAAAATGGTGGAGATGCTCAAAAACACAGGCAATCAAGGTAAACCTCAAGTCGCCTTTGACTCAAGTGCAGTGTCCCGTGTTGACCAGTTTTTAGGAGCAAAATGATGGCCTTTCAGAACAATGTAGCGCTTTATCAGGCACCGGGTCGGGAAGGTGATTTTGCCTCCTGTAATGATGCTTTTGCGGTGGTGCCACCATTAGGCGGCTGTTTCCGTGCCGGCTCTACCGGTACCGTGATGGCCCGTTTCGCCTGGCGTGATGACAGTAAACCTAGCCTGGTCAACAACAGCGGTACCGGCGAAATCCTGGGATTTGTCCGCAATGAGCGAACCGCCCTTGTGAACTGGGATGAAAAAAACAGTATGACCATCCCGCAGGGACAACAGGTCTCCGTCTACAAAACGGGCGACTTTTGGGCCAAGTCAGCAACGGCAACCACTATCGGCCAAAAAGTTTATGCGAAACTGGCGGATGGCACGATTGAAACGGCTAACGCAGGGACGACGAAAGACGGATTTATCGAAACCCCTTTTAAAGTGATGACCGCCGCCGCGGTGGGTGAAATTTTTATCATGTCAAGCTGGAGCTAATACGATGGCGCAATTAACACACAATGATTCCACGCACTCATGAAACGGGCTAAAGAAGGGGGGGTGACGTTACCTGCTTCAGTCAATCGTTTGTATCTGGCCAATGATGCCCAGCCGTTACCCTCCACTTTGACCAATGGTGGTATTCCTGCCATCGTCGCGGGGGGTATCGATCCGAACGTTATCAGAACGGTATTTGCCCCAACCCGTGCCACGGAAATTTACGGCGAGCGCACAATCGGATTGTGGCAACACGATTTCTGGGAAATTCCCCGCGCTGAATACAGTGGTCATATCTCCTCCTATGGCGATTATAACGAAAACGGGGCAAACCAGGTTAACCTGCAATTTGAACCCATCCGCCAATATCGTTTTCAGACGATGATCACCTATGGCGATTTAGAATCGGCGCGCATGGGACTGGCGATGATCAACTATGCTGCTGAAAAACAGATGGCGGCCGCCAACACGATTAACCAGGATTACAACCGGTTTGCCTTTTTTGGGGTTGAAGGCGTTAACTACGGCGCATTAAATAACCCTCAGCTTCCCACGCCGATCACACCAACCAAGGTGAGTGGTAAAACGAAATGGGAAGATAAATCCATCCAGCAGCGTTACAACGATATTTTGGCACTCTACAGTGACCTGGTAGGACGAACGAATGGGGTGGTCGGTGACGGTGTCGATATGGCTTCCTCCCTGACGCTGGTATTGTCAAACAAAGCCTCTGTGTATCTCAAATCGTCTAATGAAATCATGGCCACCTCGCTTGAGGACTTGATCAAAAAAGCGTTCCCCAATCTACGCATTGAAACGGCTCCACAATTGAGTACCGATGCCGGTGAGTTAATACAGATGTTCGTGCGCAGCTATCAGGGACAGCCTGTTTGCTATGTGGCGAATTCGCAAAAATATCGGGCATTTCCGCTTCTTCAGCAACACTCAAGCTGGTCGCAGAAAGTGGCGGCCAGTACGTATGGCACGGTGATCACACAACCCATGCTTTTTGCTCAAATGTTGGGGATATGATTATGGGAAAAATTATTGTCGGCTGTAAACTCCCCCATGGACTGAAAGCCACCGTGAAGAATGAGACTATTGAATTGAAAGGGGCTAACGCTTGCGCCATTTATGGCGGTTTTGGCATAA